TTTCTGTCAGTTTTATGCCCGACAAGGAATTGAACCTTGTATCTCCGATTTATAAGGACTGATTGCTTTTATATTATATCATATTCCGTGATATAATAAAAGGTTAAGTTATTTCGCTTTCGTTACAGTTGCACCAATAAAAGCCATTTGATATAATATAACTATGAAAAAACTCATCAAAAAATTGAACGCCTCACAAATATTTATGATTTTGTTCTTTCTTTTTCTTGATATTGTTATGGCTATTCTTGCGCCCACACGGTTTTTTATACCCTTTATGATTTTTCTCCAAGTGGCTTTTGTTGCAATTTCATTTGGCTTTTAACTTCTGCGGTATCGTTTCATTATCTGCAAATAATATTCAAATGAAGATTATTCAAACTCTTACCAAACTTATTAAGTTTGAGCCGATATGCGAATAGGCTTAATCTGTCTATTATCTTTGCTATGTAATATTCGAATAATCTCATTTTATCCTCACTTTCGTTTTATTTGCAATTCTTTTTCGCCCAAGCATAGCCTAATGCTACCCAAAGAACTGAATAGATAAATATTGCAATAGTCATATAACCACCTATTTCGCTTTTGTTACAGAATGGTGTTGATGTTACAAATAATGCGGATAGAGATTTGCACCCTATATGATAACCTTTACAATGGAGCAGGTCTCCTCGGTATTCAAACCTTATTCTCGAACAGTAGCGCTACCTCTGTCCTTGTGGCTATCTCCTGCTAACGCGTCTACCTATTCCGCCACCGCATTATTAATCATGCGCCAATTTTACTAATTATCCGTAAACAGACCTTATATGCGCATATTCTTATTGTTCTGCCTATTAATGATAATATCTTCATATTCTATTCCCACGGCAATTTACACTCATAAGGTGCTTGCACTTTGTTTAAGGGAATACCGATTATTCTTGCATTATCTACTGTAACATCACATTTTTCATTATCCCAATAGATAATTCTGCCCAAATAAGAATTTCCATTCCACTTAAACCAACAATAATTAGTTATCATATAATCCCTCAACTTTTTCGCTAACCGTACTCATAGTTATCTCCTATCTTCTGCGGTATCGTTACAGAATGGTGTTGATGTTTTCTTTTCCCACCGTTCGCAAGTATCTATTGACATTACTTGCCACTTATAAATGGTACAAAATCCACCTACGCATTTAATACATTCTATGCAAGGCTTTTTCGGTGCAAACTTGTTTTTCTTTTTGCTCATGTGGTAGCCTTTCTGTAACGTTCCATCGTGGGTTTTATAGGGAACTCGCAAAATACACATCATGGTATCTGTCTGTTCCCATACCCACTTTTTAAGGACTGATTGCTCTTATATTATAGCATGTTCCGTGATATAATAAAAGGTTAAGTTATTTCGCTTTCGTTACATTATCCGACACTTCTTTTTTGCGTGTGCAAATGACTTTTCCGCTTTTCTTGTCAAAACGCTTATCGTAAGCATTATCAAACTCTTGCGGTGTCATTACAACCTTTTTGCCGTTTTCATAAACGATTATGTTTTCTGCCTTTGTGAACTTCATTGTAATATCTCCTTTGAAGGTATTATACTACATTACACGTTACATTATAGGTCAGTAACAGTAGCATAAAGTTTTCCCGATATTGTTCCCGCTGTACCTCTTACTAAATAAGCCTGTAATTCTCCGTTTACAATAAAAGCAAAACACCATGCACCACCAACTGTTCCTATAAATTCTACTTGCACTGCTTGTTTTGATAAGTCAACACTTACACCAGTAAATGCGATAGGCGTTGGATTTATATAAACACTACCAAATGGTTGAGTAATAGCCTCGCTTGTTATATCAACAACATAATTTTTTACATTTCCGCCCCCACTACTTGCAGGAAATAAAGCCATATCTATACTCCTTTCTATTCTATCTCATCTATAAATATGATATGCTACCCCAACTCCGCATATCTTGACTTCTCGCCCAAAAATTATCACTACCATATAGATAGGGAAGTCTGCCCTTTGTTGCGCTTTCCGTTTTTAAACCGCAACACTTCCTTCACGGTCAGCCTGTTGGTGCAGAACTGACCGCTTTAAGAAGGTTACAAAATGAAAAGAAAACCAATCTGCGTTACTCTACATTAGGCTCCGGCTGGGGAATGCTATAGTTGTCATACATGATTCTGTTGCCATAGCTATCGATCAGCATAACCATAGCATCGGTAAATCCTGCATTTCCGATAAGCCTTGCACACTCGGAGTGGAAAAATGCCTTTGCTTCGCCAAAATCTGTCTTTGTGCCGGACACTCTACTTGCCCAATCCCCCGATTCTTTTGATCTTGCGGTAAATACTATTGCGTATATCATGTTTCATCCTCCCTCGGTTTAAAATACTAATGGTGTTCTCAAAAGGTATGCCGTTGCGCCACTATCCGCATCTGTTTTGTATTCAAAAGTTCGTGCGTAATAATTTCCCGATATTGTATTCAGTTTTGCGTATGGTGTTTTGTTTGTACTACTTGAAGTTATATCGATATATACAGTAAAAGCATCACCATTATCATACACATTACTAAATGTAATCGTTCCCGAACTAACCGTTGCACTTGCTACCCATCGTGGCATCCTTTGTGTAAGTACGGAATTAGAAAAAACAGGATTGCGGTATGAGTTACTCTTTAAATAAGACGGTCTAATCATCGGGAAAAACGTTCTTGAAGAAGATTGAGCATATCCCGATTTATAGAATATTACTATGGAATACTGACTATCACTATGCACATAGAAATCGGTATCTCCGTTATAGCAATTTACATCGGTCAACCCTTCTATGGTTATTCCGTATGTGCTACTACTTCCCCCTGTGCATCCACTTAATTTGTAATATCCCGAAGGTAACCACACTTGTGATTTAAACGATACGTCTGCCGTTGCCGTTCCTTGTACTTGTATGTACGAAAGAGTATTCATAATGCCACTCATGGCACAAGTAAATGTCATACCGTTTTTGGTGTAAGAATAACCACTCCATGTACCACCCGAATTAGACAGTTTCAAGTTATCAAGAGTATATCCTGTAAGGTTTTTTGTACTGACAGGCAAAAATGCTTCTGCGAGTACGGACTTGATATTACTCCACAATGATTTACGCTTGTCACTTGCTGAACTGTCATAGAACGGAAAATAATCAGCATCGTCAACTGTGGTTTCTGCCGTATCTGTGGTCTGATAGCAATTAGAGATATCGGGAGTCACCGCAGTTCCAACTATCTGCGTACCACTTCGGTCATGCGCAGTATATCCAGCTCCCAAGACACTTGCCGTTAATGTATCTTCCGTAAGGTCTAGCAGGGTTGTATTTCCGTAAACTACTTTGTTTGTAGCCATAACTATCTCCTTTGCTACTTATGAAGGTGCTACTGTTCCTATCGTTACTGTTGTGCCGTATGTGTTAGGTGCTTCGTTGTAGTAAATCGCACTAACTGTTACTCCCGAATAGTAATCAACACCATCGTCTGCGGTCGGATCGTAGGATTTCTGCGTTGTGTAAGGTGTAACGGTCTTTGCAACCGATGTAGGTGTGCCTGACCCTTCGTATGTTCCTGTTACACCAAGGATTGTGATATCCTTCTTGATGTTTCCGGCTGAAAGGTTTGTGGTATCAACCGAAACTGTACCGCTACCATCGTGATAACCGTTCTGTACCGAATAAGGTGTACTTGCATCGGTGATTGTTCCTGTAACGGCACCCCTGTTGGGCATCGTTCCTGTAACCTTATTCTTGTTGACGTATGCGGTCTTGCCTGACAGAATTTCAGCATCCGTTGCGTTTGCATCCGTTGTGTCAGAATCAAGAGTTGATGTTCCTGTTATCGAATCACCATGTCTGTCATGTGCCGTATAGCCATAAGCTAACTTACTTGCGGTCAAGGTGTCCGATGTCAGGTCGATAAGCACGGTATTGCCGTAGATGATTTTGTTTTTAGCCATTGTTTTTTACTCCCTTCTAATGTTTACTCATAGCCAATAACAACTGTTTCTCCGTAAGGATTTGCCGTTTCCGAATAATTGATCGCATTAACCGTCACATCATCTCGCATACTCTTATTCTTTGTTTCCAAATCTTGCGGTACTTTCCTTGGGTTTACAACATATCTCCCATCGTAATAGGGTAATCGACCACCAGCCGTAGCATCGAATGTTATTTCAAGCTCGGTTGGACTTTCATTCAGTTCAACGTCTAAATACATTACTCTTTGTACGTCACTCATCAAATAACACCATCCTTCAATATCTTGCCGATTGATGTTTCAATAATGCTGGATGCGTATGCCATATCGTCATTCATTCTGACTCGCATCTGCACGTTTATAGCGGATTCAGCAAAAGCCAATGTATCTTCCTGTGATAAAATCAACGTAACGGTCTTTTCGACAGGATCTATGGATGTGCTATCCAAAGTGAAGGTCTTTTCCTTCTGTGGTACACCCGGTTTAGTCCTGAAAGTTATCCAAAGCTCTGCTATCTGTGTCATGTCGATGTTGCTATTAACATGAATCGTAACTGTCGGTGTAGTTCCTCTTATTATTGACATTTTGCTTTTGCTCCCTTCTATACGATGAGTCTTGCATCAAATTCAAAACTAAAAGTATCTCCGTTTGAGAAACTTATATTGTAGATTCTATATAAAAAATATGTCGGACTAACTCCTATATAAAACTCCGTACCCGATGCCGAAAAAGTTCCCGATACTTGATACGATAATTTTTTAGAAGTGTTCTCCAAAACTGTTTTTGATACTGCGATTGTGGATATTTGATTTCCACTAACGTCATAAAGAAATAGTATGTTATCCCATCCAACATTGTAATATCCATTTATAGGGTTGTTTCCGTAAGTTTGAATATGTGCGGTTGTAAAATCAACTTGTGCCATTTTTTAACTCCCTGTTATATCAACATCCACAACGAAATCGAAGGTATCTCCGGCATTAAAAACTATGTTCGATACCTTCCAAAAAAAATCGTACCCAGTACTATATGATATATATATTCCAAATTCCGTTGAGCCTGTTCCGGCATTTGATGAAAATGTTCCCAAAAAACGTAGTGAATACTTTGTCGGAGTATTAGTCAAAACCGTTATCGTGCAATTAGAGGATAACGCTAACCAAGGCTCGGATAATGTCATAAAATAAATGATCCTTGTTTGGTTATTGTAGTTTGTCAAACCAAGATACCTTTGTTGTAATGGTTTGCGAGTTCCTATTACTTCGATTTTCGCATTATCAAAATCAACTTGTGCCATACTTAACCTCTTTACGATGTGTAGTTTCTTATGCTGACCGCAAAATTGACTTTCAAGGAATTATCGGGTGTATTCCTTATCCTTACACGGAAGTTAACTTGCAAACCACCTTTGTCACCCCAAAACTGTTGAGCCACACCGTTAACACCGACATAGCCCTTTACCACTTTTCGGGCAACTCCATTAACACCGACATAAATATCTTTGACGTTTCTCGCTATTCCGTTTACACCAACGTATGCTTTCTTACTCATAAACCAAATAAATATGCCCTTCGGTAAGAGGTGTTGTTCCAGCCGTTATATCTGTTGTACTGTATGTGACGTATGCTTCTTGTTGTACTGTGGCCCCAACAAGTATGCCCTTTTGGAAGTCGAGTTTTTCTACACCACCATAGTTGTTTACAACATAGGTCGAAGTGTTCTGTCCGTAATATCCGGCATCTACTTCAAGCGTTCCATCTATGTCAAGGTTGTTTATGCTAACCGATGAGCTTTGATTGTTTCCAATGACAATGCTCGGTGCATCGATTACTACTTGATCTCCACCAGCAATTCTGACGTTATCCGCACCTAATGTCGCATCTCCGTCACCATTTTCTTCGACAAGCTCAAGGTGCGCTTTGGAGTTGTCTGTATCAAGCCTTATAGCGGTAAAATCTTCTATCTCAAGGGTATCAACGGTGGTGTCGAAGGTGTGTGTGTCCATCTTGATTTTGCCTTGATAGACGTTATCGTAGTAATAGGCAATCTCTCCTTCTGTGGTCAGGTGGAATTTACTTCCTGTGTTGGCACCGACCTTGACTCCTGTGTTATCTCCGTGTACCTTTTCCACATTGCTTGAATTCTGTATGGATAACTCACCATTGCCATTACCATATCCACCAAGCGTTAAAGTGCCACCCCTTGCCCAATCGAATTGAATTCCGATAGCTGATAAGGCATTAATGACCAGCTTTCCTGTACCGGGATCATAACCATTTGTCCAAGTTGTTCCACCATCTTGCGATACGAAGAATCCGCTACCTGACTTTTTGAATACGATAGATCCCGATTCAAACGAGCAAACATTGTTGACCTTGGTTATCGGCATATTTGACCAATACCAAACTCTGCCCCCGGTTGATAAATCTTCATAATCTTCGTAACCACCTGATGCGTTTATAGCCAAATCGTTCATCATCTGTACGTCTAAATCGTAGTTAGAGATGATTTCGTTTGTCTGTTGTCTTGCTACTTCAACCGCACTCTGTACGGCCTTTGAATAGCGTTTAACAAGCGTTCTGCTGGGAGATTGCGCTCCGCATGATATCGAATGACTTGCTAACTTAAATGAGTTTGTTGTCAGGTATGAGTAAGTGTAATTACCCTGATAATCTTTTACCTTGACTTTATCTCCGATTTCACAAGCCAAATCACTCGCTACCGTTGCGTTAAACGTGCGAAGTGTGAAGTTTTCCAATACATCCCATATCAGGTTTAAAACGGATGCTACGTTATCCGCAGTAACCAAAGGATTTTCTAACTCAAGGACATATCCGCTTGTACCTACCGAATATGCCGTGTCATCTATAACAAACTTGACTCCTGTAACCTCGATATCTTCTGTACCGAATGAAGTCTGAAAGTTGTAATCAAATACGTCTGTTGTTGATGCCGTTGCGTTTACGTCATACCACTTGATCTCAAGATATCCACTCGGATCTATCGTGCAAAAATTGCATCCTATCATTGCGAGATACTGCAACATCTCACGGCAATTCATGTTGTTCGCATCTTTCGGTGCTTCTGTTATCGAGAAGTTGTAGCCATGAAACGTCTGCGTGTTTGACGAAAGACTTACTCCGCAGTAAGAACACATGGATTGAACAATCTCCCTGACCGTCTTGGGATAACTGATATTGACCGAAGAAAACGGCACATCAAACTTCCACATATTGTCGAGAAGTTCAAGAGATATCAAGCCGTTTGCCTTTTGTGGCTCGTCAACGGTGTAAAATCCCATGCGATAATACTGTTGTGTTGCCGGACTTCCTGTTGTATCTCCTTCAATACCAAGCCAAACTACCGCACTTGCATTGAAGAAATCATAGTTATCAAAGTCACCATCTATGTTGTTTATGGTAAACGTGCATTTTCCAATAACCGCACTACCGATATCAAGAGAGTCCGTACCGCTTGATGCCGTATCTATGGTAAATGAGTCTTGCCATATATCAGCTTCGGTTAAATGAAGCACGGTGCTATTTGCAAGAGTAAGGTCAATCTTGATGACGTAATTCCTTGCCTGACCACTTGCCATTATTGTTTTGAATCCAGCCGTTGTACTTTTCATTAGTTATCTCTCGATTATGCTAAAAGATATCGTTTGGTAGTTGAAACTTCTGCCTGTTACCCACCAATAGTAAGGCGCACTCGCATCTCCACGATAAAACGTCTTGGTTACGTTACTGTTCGTTTTGGGATCGTGATAGTAAACCTCAAAATATTCAGGGTCAAATGCCGTAAGTATCGTAGAAGCATCTTCGTTTGATACCGCTACCCACTCAAGGTCTATCTTTACCTTCTGTGTGACCCTGTTTTTATACATCAATCCCGACTCGACTCGGCCCGAATCACTTGCTGACACATCTTGTATGCCAACTGCAAACTTGCTCGGACAAGGCATATCCACGTTATCTACTTTGAAAGGAAATGTTGCATCTGCCATATTTATCTCCAAAAAGAGGATGGCCTATTCAGACCACCCTCATATTGTCTGCGGTGAATACCGCATATTCTGTTTGTTCTGCGCCCTTGTAATGGTCCTTGCGATAACTTCTCCGTCAACAACTATCGTGTTAGCTATATAACCGCTATTTCCACTATTCTGCGCCATTGCCGATGATACCGCACTATATACACCTTGCGATATACCTTCGACTATCTGCTGGTTGTTGGCAACTACATTCTGACCATTGCTGAATTTGCCCAACATCTCGGTTGAGTTTGCGTAGAAAAGGCCATTTTCAGGGAATCCCCCGGTTGCAAACCTCGGAAGTTTTATCTTGAATTTTCCTTCTCCGATGTCATAGTCACCATTCAGCTTATCTGCTATGGAGTTCCAAACACCTTTGATTCCTTCCTTGGCTTTTTCGAATGACTTCTTCAGGCCATCTCCGATACCATCAAATGTCCATTTATCCTCTTTGAAAGCATCCTTAATCTTGTCCGTAGACTTGATGATGTCATCCGATGAGGTATCAACACCCTTGCTTATCTCTTGCCATTGCCCGGTCATTGATGTACTCAACCCAGCCGTTTCAAGGTCAACCTCTTGCGTTGTTTCCTGATATGTCTGCGCAAACTGACTAAATGATTTTGTCGATTCTGTAGACATCGTTTGTACGGCTTTCGTAAAGCTCGTTGTGGACTTCTCACCCGATTCCTTCAAACGTGCTATTGCTTCTGTGAAACTCTCCGTCTTTTTATGGGTGTCCATGAACTTCTGACCCATACTGTCGGATTTAGTTCCAGCCGTATCAAATTCACCTTTGAGTGTTTCTAACTTACCCTTTAAGCCATCAACCGCATCCCCACTATCATCGACATCTGTCTTGATCTTTTCAAAGCTCAAGTTCTCCCAATTAAACTTATATCCAGCAAGTCTTGTAATCTTGTCAAAAATAACGTCTAAAGGATCTAAAATCGTGTTAAGTGCAGTTGCTATTCCTGATATGGCCCAATGAGCTTCATTAGACATATCAAGCCATGCGGTCTTGAGTTCTCCAATTCTCGCTATGGCATCTTTTACACCACCGACACCACCGAATACAGTTTCAACAAATCCACCTTCGCCCCACCAAGAGAAATCATCGTAGGTAGCTTTTTCTCCTGTTAACCATTCACCGATTTTGCCACCGAATTTATATCCGGCATAAGCAACGGCAATCACAATGGTCAGTTTGAGAAGTCCACCAAGTGAAGCTATTGTGGTAAAGAAGGTTGATACTGCGGTTAATACAGTAAGCACGGATTTTACGGCACTAAATCCGATTAACGCATAGCAGATTGCCTTTAAGCCATCGGCAACGTCTTGTGCAGAAACCTTGTCCATCCACTCTTCAATGGATTCAAGGAAATCTTCAAAATCCTGACTATTTATAAAGTCTGCGAGTGCTTGTGCTACATCATTGATGAAGATTATTAGACCTTCACCGACTCTCTCCATGAACGGCTCAAGATGTTCCCAAAGAGTCTTTAGCTTATCCCTTAACTCATTCCATTTAACTTTTTCATTAAAGTCAATGAATACCTTGAGTAATTGTGGGCCACCTTCTTCAATCGCCCATTTGCCAAGAGGAAGGATAACTGTGGTGTAGAAATCCTCTACAATGCCCATGAGGTTATCAACAACAGGCTCTATGCTTTCAAGCCATTCGTTAAACTTGGTCAGAATAGGACTAAAATCAAGATTATCTGCCCATTCTGCGGTAGCTTTTGCCATGCTCTCGATATGATCCGTGATAATCAGCACTATATCCCTGATATTCTCAAGAATATGGAGTCCTGTCTCGTTCTTATCCCATGCTTCACGGAATCTCTTTGCAAGATTACCTACCGCTTGACCTATCCATCCGATTGTTTTCAGGATGTTTTCAAAGATTTTCTGTGTTTTTTCTTGTTCCCAAACCTTCCAAAAGTCTCTTGCGATACTCTGTCCAAGTTTGAGGACTTCTTCCATTGCGTACTTCCAAGACTTCTTGACGAAATCTCCAACCTTCTCCCATGCTTTTTTGATGGGGTCGAAGAGCTTTTTCGCAAGATTCTTGATATAGTTAGCTAAATCTGCCCACTTGCTCTCGATGGCAACGGTTTCAAACATATCCTCGATGTTGCCGGATGTATCTCCACCTGATGTTGTCTTATCTGTGAGCTGGTTTAGTTCATCAAAGCCAAGGACAGTTTTCTTGAGTTCTTTTGCCTGTTTGTTAGCAGACTTAATGTTATCTGCCCAATCTTCCGAAAAGTCCTTCGCCTTGTTGTACGTACCCTTACCACTTAATGCGCTAAATAACTGATTAATGACGTTAATAGCCTTTGTGATAAGCTCGATTATATATACAAGTGCCGGGGCAAGTGCGTTGATTAACGGACCTACCATACCAGCAAACGAATATCCAAGTTTTTTAGATGAGTTTATAAGGCTTGACATAGATTGATTAAACTCATCACTATGCAATGCCAAAGACTTAAAGCCGTTACCCACTTCCTTGATAACCGCACGAAGAGCCATTCTTGTTACCATGAGTTTGAGCATCTTCGTTACTTTTGTCAGGCTCTTAAAAAGTCTGTCTGCGGAAATCTTGAATTCATTCGTAGACTTCGAAGTATCTTTTGAAGCGGATTTAGCTTTAAAAAGGTTAGATTTGAATTTATCTAATGCGGTATTAGCCGTTCTGATACTCTTTCCTATCTCGGAAAAAGTTGTATTCCAACCAAATTTAAACCCACCATGAGACTCAAGTTCCTGTTTCTTCAGCTTGAGCCGTTCTAACTCGTTGATAAGACCTTGTATCTGTTGCTGGTCTTTTTCCATTTCCTTGCTATCAACGTAGTCAGGGTTAACTTGGCTATTATATGCTAATTTTTCTTTGAGATCCGCAATCTTGTTCTGAAGTTTTTCAATCCTCTTATTGACATTATCGAGTCCATCTGTGGGAATGATTATCTTCAAGCCTACAAGCATAGATTTGAAAGCAGACATTCTTGATGAAGTGTTATCAAGTGCATTTGCCACTCTCCCTATGGATGATGAAACATCCTCAAGGGGTGTAGCATCTAACTTTTTTACACTTTCAACTATCTGCTCTGTGCCGGATGTAGCCTTTTTTGCTTCTTCAGCAATAGCATCCATCTCCTGAACAACAGGCTCAATGGCACCTTTCTGCGCACCAACTTCTGCTGATGCTTTTGCCAACTTCTGAACTTGCTTTACTCCTGTGCCTTTAAGAGATGCAAGGCTTTGAGACAGGCTATCTGTAACCTCGGCAAGTGTTACAAATTTAGATACGTCTAACTGATTGATTGCACCTACAAGTTTATCTAACGAAGCACAAAGTTCGTTAATTCTTGTTGTAGCACTCGTTGCACTTGCGGTTATTTGAATTGATAAAGAATCAACACTTGCCATTCTGCCTGTTTTCCTCTTCTTTGGTCAGATTGAAATTGCTCTGCATCGTCTGAAGCATTGCAATAAACTGTTCTCTCTGATTCTGTATTTCATCCTCGGTAAGTTCCTTTTCCTCGTTTGCCAACGAATAGGCTTGTTCAGGGTATTTGTACTTGCTATTCTTACCACCAAGCATATTGCCTACCGTGCATAGCAAAGCATCAACCATATACCGACCTTGGATGAATGCCATCACATCACCCATCTTGAATTCTTCCCTTACTTTTTCTGCATGGGCATTTGCGATGATCCGTATTTTGTTCATGTTCAGTTTCCCGAATTCCTCATAGGATATTCCGGCTTTATACATCTGCGGAAACCAAACTGTGTATATATATTCTCGGTAGCTTACGAAGTCACTTCTTCGCTTTCCGACTTCTTCGCTCTTGTTCTCTTCGGAGTTCCCGAATCCTTGTCCGTCTGTTTCGGGCGAAAAAAACCCGATTCATTCATCATCGCAGACATAACATCCGATATCTCGTCAAGAGTTCCACCGTTTGCCATGTGTGCGGTAATTTCCTTTCCAGCCGTTCTTACGTCAACACCCATCGATGTTGCTACATACTGACGGATGACGTTGAACATCTTCTTGTCGATATCCTCAAGCGAGATCCCGACATCTTCAAAATCACATAACAGATTAAGGTCGAATTCTGTGGCCTTATACGATTTGCCGTTTAAAGTTAAAAGTCTGTCCATATTTTTCTCTTCCCTTTCTTGACTAATAACCCCATGCGTAAGGGAAGGTGGGGTTTCCCCCACCTATCCACGCATAAGAAAAGCACTATATCACAATCACTTAATCGGTGCTGACTCCAATTACGTGAAAGCAACCTTTGTAGATGTACCCTTGTAGTCAACGATTGTAAGACTCATGGTAACTGTCAGGAGTGAATTCTGCCCAAGTTCAGGCATAGGAATTTCCTGTGGAGGCTCTGCGATAACGAAAAACGCATCTGTCATACCGGGTACGATAACCTCAAACCACATCTGCAACTGACTTGCGTGTGCAGTATTGTATGCGGAAATGAGTGATGTCCACTCTGTTGCCGTATCAGGTGTGTAATTGATGACTACTTCCCAAGTCGATCCTGTTGTAGCTCTCCCGGCAACGCTCTTCTCTACCGAATCTTCAAGTGCTGAAGCATCGATTGTTTCAGGAGTGATCGAGATACCACCAATACTGTTTATACGTGTGAGCTGGGAAAATGCTGAAGGTTTTTCTCCGGCATGGCCCGATGTCTCTACACCGTAACCAAACGTAATACCAAGGGTTGAAAGACCAGCTAATGCCATTTGTTTGTCCTCTCTTTCTTAATGTTAAACTTCGTAAAGTGTCTCTTCGTTGCCGATGTATCGAGCATAACGAGAAACTGTTCTGTATTCCGTGTCCGTATCAACGAATTCGGGTAATGTAGCAGAAAACCGCATCTCTTTCATGCAATCAACCACTACTTGTGAAACTTCATTTGCAACAGGCATTCCTTGTGCGGATGTTACTGTGACCGTAACTTCAGCCGTGAGGTATATCGCATTTACATCCTGACCTATAAGGTCTGCACCAGCTTCGACAGGTCCTAAAAAGCGTAGATAGATACTCGGAAATTTAGGTTGTGTCGGTACATGGCTATCCATCGTGACGTTAATGTCATGATACTTACTAACAAGTTTAGCCGTGATTATCGCATCTAACCTTGAATATATTTTGTCCTTAACATCGAACACCCAAGAGTTATCCATCATAACTACTGAAAACCTCTCTCACTACTCTTTCTGCGTTCACCATCATCTCGACCAAAGCACGATACATAGGTTGTGTCGGATTCATCAGCTTGTCATCAATAGACGAATGCCTTTGCCCCGATTCATCAAACCATGACCACTCGCTTTGCATTGCGTGTTTTTGACCGGGAAATGTGCCACGATGACCTTCTATTGCAAGAGGTCCAGCACCATACTCCGACATCAGTAATGGGGATATCCATGCTTCTTTCTTCTTGCGGATGTTCTTCTCTGCGGATGTGTACCATACTCGGTGTATCAGGATGTTATCCTGTGCTACTATCTCGCCCATACCTAATGCTTTGGTATCATACCGAAACTCGATATAAGGCTTGAATTCGTTAAATACCGTGTACTCCGCAACCTTAATTCCCATTTCTGCCAACTCCCGGCATACTCTGTCGCACAACATCGGCAAGGTCACATCGGCATACTTGCGTAGTCCGTCTATGATCCCCTGTATTCCTTCTGTCGAAAGGTTACCCTTAAACACTCTGTTGCTCATTTGTTATTTTTGCACCTTCGTTAAAAGGTATTTGTCTACGTTAAGTGAAGGTCTGATTTTGAGAACGGTAAAATCCGCATCACTCTCTATGGCATATCCTTCTTCATCGACAAGCGGTTGATGAGTCCAAATCAGGCTTGTTTCATCAATCGGTAAGAGATTTTTACTAACCGTCACATTTGCTTCGTATTCGGTCAACGAAACACCAAATTCGGTTGTCTCTGCTTCACCACTTGCGCTGAATGCAAGATTTCCAAAGAATTCAACAGGCTTTCCGTACCCTTCTTCAGTTGTTCCTAACTTTTCGTAGTAAACTGTTGGTGGGTCGGTGGTTTCATCGGTGTAAACAACTATCTTGTTGCCATACTCATCCAGCTTGTAAATCGGCTCGGAATCCCGATGTAGCGCATACCACATTTGAGTTGTGTTCTTGTTTAATGTTCTCATACTTAAAACACTCTGCTTATCGGAACTACCCCGGCCCACATCTTGCCACGTTCAGCAAATGTGCGGTCTATTCCGTTCTCTGTATGCCGTTCTTCACCTTCGGCCCCGATGGTATTGAAATCATACCTTGCTACGTTTAGAACTTGAGGATAGTAATTCTCGATGTCTCGCTGGATTGCTTCGTCACTCCAATTAGTCGAAGAATATCTCCGTCTCTGTATAAGTTCACGAACAACCGCAGACACCTTACTTGCCACAATGTTTGTGTTGAATGTGGGGTCAGTTGACATCTCTAATGTCAGCGCATCCACGATATTCTGTTCAAAGTTTGTGGTATCTACCATCCTTTTACCTCACTTAACTACTTCATCCAGCAGAATCGCACGAAGCTCTTTTACCGTAAGTTCTTCAGGATCTTTAACTCCGTTTTCCTTTGCAAGTTTACGAAGAGATGCTCCGTTCATGGAGTTTATCTTCTCTGCCGTAATCGTAGGCTCCGACTTTTCTGCCTTTTTTTCTTCAACAGGCTTGGGGGCAACCTTTTCGGTCACCCCATCTGCCTTGACATTGTTTGTTTTTACGTTTGCGTAATGCCGTCTCAAAAGCATTCCCATAACGATATCTCCTGTCTTATGACTGCTTCGTGATCTTGATTGCCTTTGAAGGATCATAGAGGTATGTAGCGAAGTGCTTTGAAGCCGTGATGACATTCGTGAACTTCAGGATGTCACGGTCTGTCTCAACAAGCGTACCTCTCTTGATGAAGATGCGAAGCGCACCGGGTTTAACAATGTAGATGTTCTTGCTGGTCTTGAGCTTGTTAGATACGATTACCTGACAACCCTGATATTCACCAACAACACCCTTGATTGCTCTCTCTGCGGAAAGTTCTGAAGCCGGTACCCACTGATTGGTGTTCTTCCTCATGCTTGTGTAAACTGCCGGAGATACGATAACAACCTTCTCACCATCAATATCCTCACCGAATTTCTCAAGCGCATCTGCGATATCGGTATCGGTAGGATCTGAAGCGGTAAGAAGAGTCATAGGAAGTGCGATGTTTGCAAGAGTTGAAAGCATCTCGTTATCTTCCTGACTTGCGATTGAAAGTGCAATCTGATTTGTTGCTTCTCCAACAGGGTCACCATAACCCGAAAGAACTGCTTCGTCTGAAAGCTCAACACCTTTAGCAATCTTATGAACAGTAACGGTAACTGCGGATGCAGTAAGCTGATCGGGTGTAAGTGCTGATGCTTCGGAAAGTGTACTTGCATCTCCAATATACGTAAATGCCGGAAGGGAAATTGTATTTCCAGCAGTTTCAGCCAACGTGTTATCGATGACCGCAAGAGGTGCGAACTTCATAGCATCAACAAGTTTCTTCTCGATAACGTCTGCCATTACTTCGGGGTTAACGAGATTCGATAATGTGGTAATAGCCATTGTTTTGTCTCCTTTACTTTGCTAATTTGTTGTATGTTTCTCTATCTTTGTTGTAGAGTTCGGTTTTCTCTCTCATCGAAAGATTGTCGAACTGCTCTTTCGTCAATGTAGTGTTCTCTCCCACACCGACATTGACTTGTGGCCTGTTTCCTAACCACTCACTCTTCTCTGTCTTTAGTGCGGTTTCAAACTTTGTTTCAAAGTGCTTGACGATAATCGAATAGACCGTCTTTTCATCACCGTCTATCTTTGCCTGAATAGCATTCTCAAGGTCTTTGCCTGACAATCCCATCTCCGCAAACATAGCTTTGGCTTCATACTGTGCAATGATCCTATCTTTTTCCGCTTCACGTTCTGCTCGTTCTGCTTCTGCTTCTGCCTTTGCTTCTGCTTCTGCTTCTTCAGCCGTTTGCTTTTCTCGGAGTTTCTTTGTTATCTCCCCTTTTTCTCTCAAGGCTTTATCCAAGGCATTCTTGTTTCGTGCCATATCAGCTTTAAGCTGGGCCATCTCTGCCATAAGGTCAGCAACATTAGGTGTGCTATCCTCGGCTGGGGCCTGACCTTCTTTGCCCGGTTTCTCGGCTATCTTTACGTCTGCATCTGCTACGTTTATATTAGCCGTGTCCATGCCTGTTTCTGCTCCGACATTCGTGTTTACTTCTGCCATATTCAATTACCATCCTTCCCTTGTGCTTTAAGTCATCTCCGACTTTTGACTTCAAAAAGTTTTGTGTTTTGTTTCAGGTCACTTTCTCTGTGACGGTGTGTTTGATATTCGACTTCTCTGTCGATATATAAAGGCAAATGCCCATATATCAGAAATACTCAACTGCGCACCTACATCCGATGACCTCTTGTGGGTCAGGTGCGCTTTCAAGGTCATGCGGAAATCTCATCAGCGAATTCCCAACATGAAAAACTTCATCAATGCCAATCGTTTCACCTTCGACTTCCGAATGAGTCTGTCTAACCTTGTCATCCAACATGGTCAGCCATCTCTTCTTGGTCCTTCCCATTTCCTTCGCATCTACGTAGTCCGTGTAGTTCAGGAAGGTGTTTGCTTCACTCTTGGCTATATCCTCTGCTCGTCTATACGAAAGCCAATAACTTGACTCTTGTTGTAGAAATGAAGAGCCATCGGGTGAAGATTCAGGGATGTCCGATGACTCTTTTGAGGAGTTGTATGCAGTTGAAGCCGGAATTGGAGTTTTTGTTCGACCATTGGATTTAGGGGTTTGATTGTAATGCTCCGGCTTAACTTCGTCTGGCTTGGCATTCTTGAAGGTTGTATTGACAACTTCTTTCGACATCTCTCGGATGTGGTTGCTCAAATAACCATCAATGCCTGTTACCTTCGTTACGGCTTCAGAAACCTTGTCTGCCAATAACTGTTGGTAAAGTTGCTTTTGAAGTAGCTGATTGTATGTCTTGTGTACTTCAAAGACCGAAAAAAAGAAGAGAAACGCATCTGTTAAATACTCTGCGAGTTCTCTCCTTCTTGCCTTACTCCCGATGTCGATTTGCATCGGGCCGTAATATATATCCAAACTATTCAGTTCATCAAAGTCTAACTCTGACTTTTGCTTTTTCTTCATCCTCTACCCTTGTCAAGAACAGGAGAATTCGATACTTGGTCACTCCTATCTTGCTCAAGTCTCTTCGGGATAGGGGCATCTACTCCCTTGGTCTTTTCCTTGCCGTTACCGTTGTTGTCCGTAACCTCTATGCGCTCAACGTAGTTCGCACCACTATCGGCACCACCAAAGGTCTTTTCGATGAACTTCTCCATCGTTTCTGCTGAATCCCTTGCAACTTGCTGGGGATCATCAAACAGATTGATGGTGTTCAGGATTGACTTGTAATCAAGACCGTGTGAAACTGCGGTAGCAAAAGCATTAATCTTGGTTGTCATCTCATAAGTTTTCTGACGTTTGATGTTTGGCTTAACGTCTGAATACTTGAGTTTTGCCAATGCGCTACCTGACTTGAAACCTTTGCAAAGTTTCATCGCAACAAGTGCGATTTTGACCTCATCAAGTTTACTGTCATTCTTGAGCTGGTCTTGCTGGGTAGCTTCGACTTCTGCTTGTGTCCACCCGGTTGCATCACTCATCGCAATGCCTGTGGACCCACCACTATTGTCATTACGGCTCGGAACATTACACTTCTGCAATATCAAAGCACGTTTTGACAGATAATTATTGAGCATCCCGGTGTAGTCATACGAAACGTGTAAGGGGTTGACAAATGGTGTCTTTCCATCAGGTGTTGTGTTAGTCTCAATCCAATCATTCGATGTCGGATGCACAACTCTTTCCTGTTCGTTCCCTTCATCGTCTACGAAAATCTCTTTCGGAAACTCTATATCGTTACAATGCCAAATACATTGCGTATTTTGGTCAACGTCATTTGCAAAGTCCGATGCGAGTATGTTCAGCGCATTCAGTTCAGGAATCTGTCTCTCGAAACATCCTGTTCTGTCTACGTTTCGCACCCACTCGGTAAACGGCAACTTGCCCAAGGGATTCAATTCGTTGTTCCCTTCACCGAAATCCCATGTTCCATCTGACTTCTTGTTTGCATATCCGTTCTTTACCTCAAATCTGCGATCCTTGGTAAATACCGTGTAATACTTGTTGCCGATGATGTCCTGTCTGAATGTGACGTTCATCACGATTCTTTGGTCAGGATAATAACTTGACCTGACAACAAAGGCATTTCGGGGATCTAAAACCATGTACTTGAAATAGCTATCCCCATCTTCATAATCGGTGTTTACGTCAATGTAGGTGTACCCGATACCGCAGACTTCCACGAAGTTCGCAAGTTCCTGTGTCTTGTGCCTGATCTTCTCGGCATCAAAACAAGCATTCAGTTCTGCGATCCCTTCTGACTCCGTTGCGGTGCCACCATCGTTTGACCCATGCTGAACAAGGGTTATCGGATTGCCCCAATTAAACGATGTCTTGAAGTTCGTGATTTCATCGGCAACATTGTCAATGTCAACGATGTCGATGTCTGTGCGGTACGTCTTTACTCTCTGCAACGGCTGGATGCCGGAAACAAAGTTCATGAGTCCTTCGCAATCGTTTGCAACCTCGTTATGCACAAGAATCGCATCTCGCAAGACCTTCATCACGTTCTCTTCTGTGACTTCAGGAACATCCGTGTATATTTTCTTTCTGCCCTTGCCTATCATTCGACCAAATCACCTTTTCGCATCGCACAAGAAAAAGCACCCTGAAATCTCAAGGTGCCTTTCCTGAACGGTGAGCCTAATACGTATACCAATCAATCATCAAAAGGAGTCTTTGCTTGACAATACACAATTACCATGTCAATAGGGGTCATGTCAACATTAAAATCAAGATATTGTGGTCATTTTTCATTTTTAGTGTATATTTCCACTAAATATTGCGTGTTTGCTATTTGTTGTTATACAAAATCGTGAATTCCTTGATTGCAGACCTATGAATTCTCTTTGCGGTGGCATCACTTATGTCCATCAGCATCGCAGTATCATAAAATCCGTTTCCGTCAAGATATCGGATGGTCAGAAAGTCTCTTTCTCGCTCTTTTGACATCCGTTTGCTGATTTCCTCAAATTGCGCTCGTCTATGCTTGATTATTTTCTCTCGCTGGTAGATTTCACGCTCAAGGTCAACGATCCTACCCACGATATTCGACATTTTATCCCCATCGCCTGAAGATTGCACCGATTCTTTGTCCGTTCTGACCGTGCAACTCTCCGCAACCGCACGAAGCTCCATTATCTGCACCAAAACTTTGTGATTTTCTGTCGCAAAGTTCTGAATACTCTCCAAGAATGCTTTCGTGTCCTTTTCCGTGAATATTCTCCCCATTTTGACCCCCTTATAGAAAATTCCGCATGATTTTCGCAACCTTACGCTCCGGCTTGGTTACAAACAACGCATAGTTTGCCATCGCATCAGGCACATCATCGTGCTTGTTCTTACCAGCGACCGAATAAGTCAATAATTGATTGATAAATCTGCCGTAATCACTCTGCTTGTTGTATAGGCTCGGATCTTTGAACAAAATATGCTCTTTAACCCAATTACTGTTGACAATGATACGTGTTTCCTTGTTCGTCTCGGTGGGTTTGGTGGTTATACTGCATCGACCTTCAAGTTCTTTGACTCGTTTGGTCACATTAAAGGCCAATCTGTCACCCCCGGCATTTGACTCAAACTCGCACCTTTGCATATTGTGGTCAACTATCTTCTTCGCAAGTTTTTGCTCCTGAAGGTTATAGTCAGCAGAATCATCACACACGCAATCAACCATGTAATGATCTTCACCGTAGACATAGCATATCGGCATTACCATGAAGTCGATACCCTTCTGCTTCGTATCGCAGACACCGATAATCGCATCAGGCTCTTGTTCGGGCAACGAAAGAAATCTCCGAAGCTCGTCTTTGTGGTACAACAATCCTTCACGTTCAATCGGCTCGTTCTTGTAAAGGCACCGATATGACACCTCATCCATAGCCAATTCCTGTTCGTGAAAGAATTTTTCCGAAAATCCGTTAACGTCATACGCAAAATTCGACTTGCCTGTCTTGGGATCTATGTCAGGATATGCGATAAACCTTGCTCGGTCATTCCCTTCGTACATCTGCTGGAGTCTGCCAACGATATCGTGTACCGACCACCGGGTGCAGATATGTAGCTCCTTGCAGTTATCGAGCTTTCTCTGTCTCGCATCGACAGTATATATATTCCAAAGTTTATCAAGTATGTTTTTGTTTAATGCTTCTTCTATGCCACCGATAAAGTCATCACAACAAAGATATTTACCAGCACGGACCTTTCCGGCATTCTTTGCGCCTACCGATGTGTGCTGAATACTTGCAAAAGGCTTATATTTGCCAAAGTTGATCGTCTCACTCTTCGCATTTGTGGCCTGAAGTTTAGCCAAAGGGAATATCTCGTTCCATGTGTACTCTTGCGCATTGGTGGTTATATCAAGTATGCCATCATAGAACATCCTCGTTATCTCCCCACTATGCGAGAAAAACAAGCTGAATCCTTCAAGATCCCGACCAATCACCCATGTCAGGAAGAATTTTTCAAGCGTTGTTTTCCCTGTTCCCGGTGGCATCGACAAAGACAATACGTCAAGTTTGCCATCTTCCAAGTCCTGAAGTGCCTGTATGACACCTATCTTCCAAAAGCATTTCCTTCGGGGTTTATAAAACTTATCTTTCTCCCTACGATTTTTCTCAAGATAGTTCAAGTATGAGTTAAATATATACGGTGCTTCAAACTTGATAACCTCATAGTATTGTTCAAGTAGTTCTGCTTTGCATTTATGAATATTACAGTATGTCTCAAGCTCGTCTATATTTCCACCCTTGGTATGTATCTTTACTTGCTGGTTTATCAATCCCTTTATTCGGGCAGACAGTTTCTTTGCATACTCCAAATCAGGCTCTTGCTCATGATACGCTACGTTGATTCCAGCAATATAGGCTTCGAGCAGTTTCATGTCAAAACCATTCTTGCGGTAGTATTCGTCATAACTATTTATTGTTTTCTCAAGCTCTATACTTGGCATACACTATCTATCCTTTATCGCATCTATCAGCATATAAACCATAAACACTATTAGTGGTATCTCAAGTACCATCAGTATTAGCTTTATAATATCTATTATTGTCAGCATTGTAGTATATATATAATTATATTAAGGCCCTTTTTGTCCTTGGAAATATTTTTTAAAACAGTATTGTATATTATATATAGGCCCTTTTTCCCAAAGCGCATATTTTTTGGACTAACCCGGCAACTTTGTTAAATATTTCACAAACCCCTATACCCTTCTTGCCGGATATGGTAAATCTGGAAAACCTTTTCAGGATCATAGCGAACAACCCTTATTCGTTGACTCATATAGTCAATATATGCAATTTACAACTATTCGTCAAAGTAAACTTATGCGAATAGATTGTAAAAAAGTGCGTGTTTTCAAGGGTTTTCGGCTTTTCCTGTTTTCGGGTTGCTGGAATCTTTTAGCAATTTTTGAGAATTATTAGCGGATAAGTCGGGAAGCTGGTTTACATTCATGACCGGGCCTTGTAAAGTTAACGGAATCGGGGCCAAATTATCGTTATAACCATGACAGGACTTTAACAAGAATATTTCAAATACACTCCCACCATTAACAAGGCAGTTTTCGCACTCTTTATACCATCTTTTTATATTCTCTATATCTTCAACACTTGCTTTATCATTCAATCCGTTTTTAATATTGTTTATAGTTTCATAGGATATATTAACGAATAACGTAAATTCAGATATTAGTATACGTTTATTCTTTTTGTATTTATATACTAACTGTGTATATATACTCCAAATATCATCTAATAATTTATAATCATATCTGTTACCATGTTTGTTATCATTCTTTAGTATAAACTTAAGATAATACTTATATATATATTTAAGCATATCGACAAATATACCATTGTATTCTTTTAGGTCATTTGGATCATCTAAAGTATTTTTATAATCATCCACAAGAGAAAATATATCCGCTTCCAACTTGGTTAAAATATCCTGATTGTTTGTTTCTGTTTGTGCTGGATCTTCTGCCGGACTTTGTGCGCTGATCTTGTTTTCCGTTTCCGTTTCTGATCTTGTTTTCCTGTTTGACATTTTCCCCACTCCTGAAATGTATATCACTATATATAAGTCAACATATTATTAGCCGTCAATCGTATATATGTTGTTATATACATTGTGCACAAAAAGCCGGGCCGTTATTTGTATATGTGGATATATATATTTTGTTTGACATATCATTATGTATGTTGTAATATATAGTCAAAGGAAGGAGACAAAAACATTTTGATTGATTTGGAAAGGTTGAAAGGGTGAACACATGAAACAATGGGAAGCACAAAAGAAGGCTCATAAAGTAGCCACGCAATTCTTATTAGACCGGGCAAAGGCTAAAAAGAGAAGGTAAAAGAAACAAGAACACGCAAACAAGCAAACAAAGAAAGGTTAAAAAGGTAAAAACAATGTCAAGATTTGAGGAATTAAGGAAAAGTTATTTGGATGATCGTGAAAAACAGATTGCAATCAATACGGAGTATATAACAAAGGGTTATTGCTCAACATGGTGCGAGAATGAGCGCAAGGAATCCGACAACGGTATAAGAAGATATTTAACTGATCTTCGCTGGAATCAATATCAAGCCGGAGAGATATCAAGGGAGAAGGCTATTGATTATGCCGTCAAGAGGATGGTCAAGGAAGCAAACAAGACAACCCAAAAGGGCCTTGCGAAGTTAGAAGCGGTAGAAAATGCCGAAGAGTTAACTTTTGCGAGTGTTACCGTAACATATAGCCGTTATTATAATGCAAGTGCTGAAAGCTATACCAACAATGGCAGATTTTTCGGTCACGCTGGTGGGTATGGCTACGATAAAACATCTTCAGCAGTTGCGGAAGCGTTCAACAATGATATGACGATGTTGAAAATCCTTTACTCATTGAAGGAAAAAGGACTTAAAGAAGGTTTAACAAGCGATAGTAAGTCGGCTTGTACTGGACATGATAACCGAAACATCATCGGATATAAAACAAGCATTTATAACGGCAAACGTGAATTCGCATTCAGGATTGAAAAAGAAGCATAAAAGAGGACAATCACAACTATAACGAAAGGTTAAAAGGGTGTAAACATGGGTACAATCAACTACATGACAAGTAAATATATCACATTAGCGGTAAAGCCTTATGATTTTGAGGATATAAGACAAGGAATCATTGACGGTATTCTGTCAGGATCTTGTGAACATTTAACCATTGAAGAGTTAACGGATGATTTTGTCAATGAGACAATATCGAGTTATTATGATGATGATAGAGACAACGCAACGGCTATAATTGACCGCTACAACATGAATTATTTTGATATTCACATAGAACACGGATATTATGAAGGCTTATCGATCAAAATTGACGATAATTTGCCCGATAGATATGATATCATGTATGAATATGCAGATATTTTTGCAGAAGTGCCAAAACTTCGTGAATGTCTGAAGGAACTTGCCGGAGTTGGTTTTTGCGCTTGTTCTCCGTCTTGGTGCACTACATACTACAATTACACGGAAACACTCGGAATGATTGACGAAGCTATAAAAAGCCTAAAAGATGATGTTAAAAATGTAATGGTTGAAGCTCAATCCATACTCGCACATGATTTTGTGGAATCGATCAAAACACTTGCAGAAAATCAAGACAATCTTGACAACATCGAATGTTATTTATCTAATCATTTTGCCATATGGGTTGAAAAATTCGCATATAATCCCATGTGTTTATGTGATGAGCTGAAAAGATTTGCACATATATCATAAAAGGGGTGATGATATGTTGAATGTTGAAGCATTACAAAACAAATTATCATGTTTAAAAATACCGGGAATTGTGGAAAGTGTAACGGATAATAATTTTTATTGTGATATTGCGGTAAGATTTGACAATGATATTACATTTTCTAAAATAAAAAGCCGTTTGCAAGATATAAGAATTTATTTTGATGCTGATGTTGAGTTATCAAGTGCGCAAGGCTTAATTATTCTAAAAGTTAAGAAAAAAGCACGGCCCGAAGTAAAATCGAGTGATTTTTTTAGGATCATAACGGCAGACAATTCAAATAATTATATTTTACCGATTGCAATCGGGCAGACAGAAGCCGGAAAAAATTATATTTTTGACCTTGTAAAAGGTCCTCATATTTTAGTAGCTGGTAGCACAGGAAGCGGAAAATCCGTATTCATACATAACTGTATATTATCGTTATTGTATAGCGCACAATCGGAGTTGATACTTGTTGATGTTAAACGTGTGGAGTTCTCATTATATGAAGGGGTAACGGCTTTAAAATCTGATATATGTTACGATACAACATCAACCGTTAAGATGCTAAAAAATCTTGTTCATGAGATGGAAAAGCGTTTCGAGATGTTCAAAAATTCTCACGTAAGAAGTATACAAGAATATCGCTCAAAAGGTTATCACATGAACTATATCACGTTAATCATCGATGAGTTAGCGGATCTTATGCTACAGGATAAACGCATCGAGCCATTGTTGATTAGATTGTGTCAATTAGGCCGTGCAAGTGGTATTCATTTAATATTAGCCACACAACGGCCGGACTCCAGCATATTATCGGGGTTAATTCGTGCAAATGCCCCTTCGAGAATTTGCTTTGCGGTTCAAAAAGCAACCGACTCAAGAATAATTCTCGATCAATCAGGCGGAGAAAACTTATCAGGTGCCGGGGATGGTTTATTCTTGCCCATAGGATCGAAAACTCCGATACATTTTCAAGCCCCTTTTACACCAACGGAGACAATCGAAAAAATAGTTGATATGTTCAAGGCAATATAATATTATAAACATACCTTTTTAACCTTTGAAGGATCTGAAGATATTTTGTTTTCGGGTCCTTCTTTTTTGCGTTAAAATCCGTTTTCAGGCTTAAACCGGGTTTAAGTGAAGATATATATCAATGGTTTTTATTTTCTCCGTTTTTGGGGCCTTCCTGTTTGTTTCGGAGCTGGTTTTTGTGTTCACGTTTTAATGACTATTATCGTAAGATACCTTTAAAACTCATTTTAAGGGGTCATATTTGGCTTTTTGGGGTTTATGCCATACTTTTATAGTTGACGTTCAAAAAGTCGCTTAAATTCGAAAATATGAGGTTATTTTCAGGGGTATTTTATGTCAACATTTGTTAAATATTTGACGATTTGTTCATAATTTGTTCACATTTTAAGGATATCGGGTGTTATTTTGACACCCTTTTGGTGGGATCGTCAGGGTCCAAAAATTTTTTCCCGGCAAATTCAGAAATCCGAAAATAATTTAGTACGCAACTTTTGAATCCGAAAATCGATTAGTACGCAGATTTGGAGATAAAAAAAAGATGGGGTAACAACTCCGTGTTCCACCATTCTTTTTCCGTGACGATTCACATCACTCAAAATATTTTGTATATATATTATACTTCATACTACTCTCATTAGTCAAGCAAAAGAAAAACACCCATCTGCTGACAAGTGTTTTTCCATCTTCCCTTATTCGGCTGGTAGCTCTACACCGTAGTTCTCTTTCAAGTCCTTCTCGATTAATTGCCTGACATAATTATTGATCGACAATCCTGTCTTTTCACGTATCAAGTCAGAACTTCCTCTCGGCAACCGAACGGCTATGCGGTCAAACTTGTTGATGTAGTTTTTCTGCGCTCTTCTGACATACGATTTTGTCTTATGCTCCATATCATATTCCATAGTCAAGCTCTCCTTTTAGATATATCGTCTTATATATTGTATTATACATACTATTATATATTTTGCAATATATTTTTTCTTGTTGACTATGAGTAACAATTTCCGGCAATCTCTGCCAAAACATACCCCCGGCATAAGTTCAGGACTTCTTGCTGAAAAATCGTGCGATATCCCCCCCTATGTCTTTTGTCAGTTCCACAACAAATGTGGTGCCTGAATTGATCTCGGATATCTCAAGTACGCAGATTTCCTTGTTTGCCTTACTCCTGACATCGAATAAAGCCTTTTCGTATGTTGCATCATACCCCTTTAATCTATACCCTTCTGCTCTCATCCTACTCTTTTTCCTTGTTTACTCCGTTCGTAACACTTTTGTAATATTCATATACCGTAACCTTCTGACACTCCTGAAGCACGGTAGTTCTGTATGAAGCACATGATTTGTCTACGAATTCAGCGAACTTGCCACCTTTAACGTACTCATCAATCATATCTTTTGTTTGTTCTTCAGTTACCGCTTGTATCATTTAGTTCTCCTTTTTCAACCTTCTCAATAATGGCATCGATAATATCTCTCTCCCAGCCATGTGTTAGTCTTTTCACGTTATGCAGAACAAAACTCATTTCCTGTTCAGAAAATCGTTCCATACGATATCTATTGCGATTCCTATTCCTGTCCCTGCTATAAACGTAAATCCGCACGTCACTATCAGATACAGATTGTCCATTATCACGTCCTTTACCACTTCTATCACCAATACACACCCCCAGTCCTACAAAAACCAAACAAGCAACCGCCCCTAATAAAAACCCTATACATCCCATCTCCATAGTTATCTCCCTTCTGTGTGTTTGTCAATTATCCGAAGTGCCACATCAAGTCCGTCATTAATCAACCCATACCGCACCGCTTCGATGTCTGCCTTAATAGCGTCTATGTCGCATACTGTCGGCATAGCGTTTATTTTTTCTTCTGATACCCTAAACTCACCGCATATATGTTCATACTCAATATCGTGTGCATCAATTAACCTCATTCCTTACCGCCTTTCTGATACATACCTTTTCCGCACCGATTGCGCGAAGCCATGTGCGTCCATCCATATACCTTGTAATCGTGTACTTGTTCACTCCTTAACTCGCATACTCCATATAACGCACCTCTATCACCTATTTCCTTATGTTTAAAATGCTTGCAAGTATCACACTTGTTTCTCATCACTTACCCCCTTTCTGATATGGTGCGTTCCACCAACGATTCCATTCCCACGTTGTACGTTCACAAAAATTATCAAAAGTGTTTGAAAATAAGGTCTTAACCGCATCCCCATTTGTCGCATTGTCGGGTATAGGTGTGCCGTTTTCTATTGCGTTGCTTATGATATTATTTCCGCACCACAAACCACTTATTATGTTTTTATACATATCTTCGGGTATATCAATTATCAGTTTCATTTATTCCTCACTTTCCTGTGGCTCAACCTCTGTGCCAAGAACATCAAGAAATCTTTGAAGCATATAATCAGCACCCGTAATCTTGCCTTCTTCTTTTGCTATTCGTCTGTCGCAATCTCTTGCATAATGATTTCTTTCCTCAGCCATTAGTTTGAGAATTTTATCTTTCTGTTCTTTTATCATTCCTCTACCTCACTTTCCTGTGGCTTAATTCGATTAAGTATGGATAAACATCGCCTGTGTAATGATAGGTGGTCTTTTTCTTCCTGTGAAAGAATACTCTCGCATATCGTCATACCTGTTATGATATTTTCAAGGTCGCATTTCAGAAACTCTAATTCATCCTCACGGTTCACTCCTCATCCCTCACTTTCCTGTGGCTCTGCATACTTCTTTTCAATTCGTTCAAGATTATCAGCAAACTCATTCAAGGCTTGCGCAACTTCCCTTGATTCGGCAATAATCTTTTTCAGATTCATTTCTGCCGTGATTTCGTATGTTGCCATATCAGACCTCACTTTCCTGTGGCTCATATGGTTTCGGTAAAGGCATCCATGCAACCACTTCTATTGCCTCATCAAATTCTTCTGAATCGCATTTGCCATACTCTGCAAGCAAATCTTCTGTTACACTCGAATACCAAAACCATTTGCCGTTCTTATAATGTGCCGTACCGATAAAATGCTTTCCGACAATGTATTGATAATAGGACTTCGGGTCTGTATTCTTCCATGTTACGATTACAGGCTTTATATCTTCGGGCAACCTCTCACTAACAGGAATCCACTTCCCCGACTTCTGCGTGACGGAAGGTAACTGTTTGACGCACAAATCCTTTACAACATCAAGTGCTTCGGTTATCAAGTATTCATAGCCATGACTACGATTAGCAGTAGCCCACGGACTTTTCTTTAATTCTTCTATCCCTTTAAGTACCGCTTCACGGCTTATCGCATCATCGCAAGGCTCTTTACTGAAATATTGTGTCAATGCACGTTCCAAGTCCTTTTTTGAGATTTCCCTTTTGGTAATTTCTTCGCAATAAGGTGTGATAGTTTCAAAAATAAACTTCTCTGTATCTTCCGTGACTTTTGTTGCTATCGTTTCAACCATACTGTTTATGCTCATCGCTTCTTCTCTTGTCATTTCCTACTCCTTCCCCAACAAAAGCCTATTAATACTCCTATGCCGTATATTGCTATCGTGTATAATATCCATGTCACTCATTACCATCCCCTTCCCGAACTGTTAACCCTTGTTGTTTTTTCCAAATATCCAATCGTCTCTTTTCTGCTATTTGCTTCTGTTGTTCTACGAAATCAAGTCCAGCCTGAAATCCCTTGCTATATGCTTGTTTCACCCATGCCATGTTGTAGCCGATATTTTCATATTGCTTCGTCACATCGGCACCGCACATTTCATAGCCTTTTGCGTAGTTATAAGCTAAAGACAGTACGGTCAATGACTCTTGCTGGAGTACGTTCAGGATCTCTTGCCTTTTCTCTTCTTCTCTCGGTGGAGTAAAGGGTTTAGCTTTGTTGTTAATTACCATTTACTGTGTGTCCTCGATTATGTGTTGAATATTGTAAAGTGCGCTAATTGCACTATCACCAACCTCGTCAATCTTCTTGATGCAATATTCTTTTACCATCTGTTTTGCTATCGGGATTTCTTCTTCACTCCTACAAAGGACTTTTCCTCTACTTCCGACTTTCATAAAAGACGAAGGAATCCTAACTAACCATGAGTTTTTATCCGCAGATACGAATGTTCTGCTATTGCTGATATATCCGGCTTGTACCTTGATTTCTCCGTGATATGGATAAACAATCCACCTTATAGGACCTACTCGGTATTTATCTAAATAACTTGCCATTTATGCCCCTTTCATCCTGTGTATTCCTCAAATCTTGACGTTTTCCAAAAGATAAATCTGTTATTAACCCATCTCTGAAGCCTTAATAGTTCGTGCTTTTTCGGCAAATGTTCTTTGTCATAAATCATCACATATGGCGCATATCCGTTTTCTCTTAACCAATAGATTCTTTCTAAATCTGAATCTAATAACTTGCGTTCCTTATCTCCGACAAGGCAATATACTTGCAAATCCTTGTTTCGTATCTTTGAAACTGCACGAAATTCCTTAAACTTCGGAATCACAATGTCTTTATCTTCGTAACGATCCCATGCAAAATGTATTGCCTTTATCGGAATCTTTGATATTTTCTCTGCCTTTTCTTTTGTCATTAGCCTTATATCCAAGCCTTGTGAAAAGTTTACCTTTGCGCCCGAATCTATAAGTTGGTCAAGTAATTCATGGCAATCCTTACAGGCAAGTAAGTTAGGATCTAAAAGTTCTATGTTCTCCTGACCTCTCCAAAACTCGGATAAATCTGCAACTTTGTGTGAGCATTGACCTTCTTTTGCTTTAACATGGCAAAAACTACATCCTCTTGGACATCCTCTTGTTAAGAATCCGTATGCCGTATCAGTTATGCCGTACAATTCGTAGTCAGGGTATATGTGTTCAATCTCATCCGAAAGCGGTAAATCCTTTGTTTTATCGTATTCTTCATGCCCCCCCCGAAGTGAAATTGCGTACCCGGTGCCACCTCTTATAATTTCATCCGCATCAATGCAATACTCATAGTCAGGGGAAAAGCTAAAAACCTTGCTCATATAGACCCTATCCATGTGACCGCTAAACAACGGTTGATACCATTCAACATGATCTCCTTGAGCCTTATGCCAAGCGGATATTTTCATCAACGGCAAGTTCGGATAATTGTGACCATCCACATCAATCAAGCCTACTTTCATTACCACTTACTTTACTCCTGACAGGGTGCCGTTCTGTGTTTTCGTGTATATGTTTGCCAACATCACCTTGCCACCCAGCCTTTCAACTATCTCCGTACCTTCATCAAACGGTGGACTTGTTATGCCCATCTCCCACATGGATATTGTTCCTTGGTCTTTTCCAAGCATCTTGCCCATGTCTGTTTGATTCAGGCCCATTAAACGTCTTTTCTTCCGCAGAAACTCTCCGAATCTCATGTCCACATCGAAGTTGTTCTGCTCGTTGAAATCATGTATCATTCGTGCTTAACTCCTTTACTGTTTGACCTGAAACCTTATCGGATAAGCTCTTTACCAAATTTCCTAAATGTTCCGGCACTTTATCTTCGTACTCTGCCTTTGACAGTATTGCCTTGTATGTCCTTTGGAAGTTTGACATTATCACCGTGTTTACTTCATTGGTTTCACACATTGCCCATTGCCTTATCATTGACGGACTACCAACTGCACGTTTTACCAACTGCGGAAAGTTATCAAAATGCTCTTCGCTATGGTAGTTGCCATCCTGAATGGCTTTTTTTACCAATGCCCACGCTTCACCTTCCGTGAGTCGATCATGTTGCTTTGGCGCATTCATCGAGTTAACTAACTGCGAAACACTTGGGGCAAACCCGGTTTTGTCCGTTTTTGAGTAAATCTCCAAGGCTCCCATGATTGCTTCGGCTGGATAATCTTTTAATGCCCAACTCCATGCCATTACTGTTTCCTGTGGATTTTCAACTTTCCATGACGGAAACAACGCATTTATGGTCATCAACAACTTCTTGGTTTCTTCTGTTGTCACATCAACCCCCATTTCTCCGCTAATGATTGCGGTTTAGCTCCTATCTCGTTTAAATAGCTTTCAAAATGACTTGCACAAAACAGAGTTTCCGGCCTTAAAAACTTTGACATCTTCGGATCTCGGCCCCATTGTTCGTATTTTTTGTCAATCACGGTCATAAAATCTTCTAAAGTGTGACCTTCTGCAAATCTTGCCCTGATTTTTTCACAAGTCGATTTATTTTTATCCGTGTACTTTGTTCCTAAAATTTGATTCAGGTATTGGATGACTTTTCTGACTTCAGAAATAGGAATTGTCTCTTCTTGTTGATTTTCCGCATTTTTTGACGATTCGTGGTACGTATCGTCGACGTATCGTTCATTGTCATTGTCATTGTGTATGTAGCTATTATTATTAATAACTAACTCTTTATGTTTTTTTATAAAATCAATAACTGTATCATTTATATATTTATTATTAGAGCTAGATAGATGATTAATTACATAACCAACAAGAGATATATCTTTTACTCCTTTGAGGTCTTTCTCAAGGCAATCCGCAACAGGCTTTCCACCTCTGACTATCGAATGTATCAAGTAGTTTTTGATCGCAACCTCGCTTGTTTCAGGATTGAATCGGATAATCTTGTATTTGCTTTCAAACCTGTCAAGCAAGGTTTTGACCGTTTCAAGGTTATATCCCAGCTCAAGGGATGCTTTCTTTAATGGCAGATGGTAAACACCTAATTGTGTTGTATAAGGATTGCTCAAGAGGTAAAGCATGAAGTATTTATCTTCGGGTGAGAAGTCATTCAGTATCTTGTCATCATTCCAAAATCCTGTACTTATAAACCTCTTAACTTCTTTCATTCTTTTCTACACCCCTTATAAAAACGGCACCTCTTCATCCACATTGTCAGGTATCTTTACAAAATCATCAGGATCTCCTGAAGAGTCACCCGGCTCAAGGATGTCAAAATCCGTAATCATAAGGTTGGTATATGTCTTATCTCCGTACTTGGATGCGAAAAAGAATGCGCTATTGATCTTGATTTTGGTTTTGTTGGCAACAACCACACCTGTCTTAAAACGGCAGTTAATGAAGCCGTTAACCCAAGTATTCGATTCTTTATTCTTTGTCGAAACACCTATTGAATAAAAAACGTACTTACCCTTGGCCCCTTCCTTCTCATTTGCGAATACCGTGACACCCTTGTCATCCGTTGTAACTGTTAATCCCATTAGTCCTACCCTATATCCTTTCTTACGTAATTTCCTTTTGGTTTCTTGAAACAGTAAGTACACATCCATGTCGGATAGAGTCTGCACCCAATCCCCGGTAAGGAACTTCTCGATGTCATTGAGGTTTTGTATTCTGTGATAGATATCCAAGCAGACATCTCCCATGCGTTCATGGAACTTTCTTGCCTTGAATCCTTCCTCAAAGCATCGGTCAAGTTTCTTGTAATACGTGCGTAAGCTCTTGATTGTGCTGATGTAATCATCAAGCGCAAACTCTATGATCCCGACACCTAATGACTTATAGTTTTCCAAGATACCGAAACTCTGCTCCGTCATAACTATGCAACCAGCTTGTAAACTGCGAATGTTGTTACATGACCATAGCGGTTTTTTCTTGTAACTTGCTCGGTCACGATGTCATGTCCTTCTTTGCGAAGTCGGAAGATAATATCCGAAAGTCTTGTGGCACCGAAAAGCTCGATAGCCTGAATAGATGTGATTCCCCTTTTGTGAGTCATGAGATATCTCAAGATTTCAGATTTCTGCGTTTTAGTTTTTTTCATGTTCATACTCTCCTTTGCGTAGATAGTCTTAAAATTCAAAATTTGGTATCATATTTCGATTTTTGTTCATATTATGTTGAACGGTTAGGCTAAAAAAATTTCGTGCCTTAAATCGGCAAATATGACGTTTTATCCATCAAGCTCCGTTATCAATATCTCTGCCCTTGGATTTTTGGAATCAACCCCATAGTCAAACCTGATTTCAACTATGTCATTCCAGCCATCGTTATGCAGTATCTTCATTGTCTGCATCGCATCGCAGAAACATTTGTCAAGGCAAGATCCCAAGTTCTGTCTGTCATGCTTTTTATCTTTCGCATAAATCATGTAGTGTATAGCTATTGGTTTCTCAATCCTGACTTTATCCATCTTCTGTTTTGCCAAGCATTGACGGATAAGTTTTTCGTTCTTTGTTTTCTCTGTGTTGTAGACTCGCATCCTCTTTGTGCGGTAGTCATACTTTTTCTCCTGATGATTCAGTAACTCGTTTAGGCCACTTGTCCAATTTGGAATTGTGACCCGGTATTTCATTCTTCGTCAATCACCTCTCCTTCTTCTACCAAAAGTGTATTCAAAGATGCACTCTTGTGTTGTTTATTCGTGTTGTCAATCTGCGACTCTTCGTTGAAATAGCGCAGTTGTTCAGGACTATCGAAGTCTATCTGAATGTGTTTGCATAACCTTCTCAACACTGTCTTTTTATACATCTCTTCTTCAAACTTCCATGCTGGACTATTCTTGGATCTCGATGCACTTCTTGTTTGGTCAAGAGCTTTGCGAGACATTACATCGTACTGCATCCCACCATCCTGAAACTCACATACGGCAAAGGCACCGATAATCTCTGCATCATTGAAGGGTAACGGCAGAAAATCAATCGTAGGCTGACCATCAACTATCTTCTCTGTAAACTGATCTCCTGTTCTAACAACCTTCGCATAGATGTTTTTTATAGGTCTTATAGAATACTTTTGAAGTAACTTGACCATTCCCCTATAACTCGGCATGAACTGAAGTTTTTTGCCGTAAGGAACAAGGTATGCTTCGCTGGAATAAAAGTCGAGATTCAGGAAAGCTCCCTTGATAAGTCCGGCAAGAATATTCTTTGAGCCGTGTTCCTTGTTGTACTCGATCAATGTGTCATTATCATTCAGCAAAGCTATCGCATTCTGTACGAATCTTGTCTTGTTAAACTCACTCGGAAGTGCATCTGCGACCCTATCAAGACCGTTTGTTAAGGCCATGCTGAACGTCTCTTTTTGTTCAACAATCTCGGTGTTTTTCTCTTCTGCCATCACTCTTCCTCACTTTCCGTATCAATCTCGGTTGCTTCGTATAAATCCACACCATCAGGATTCCATCCATCCGCTAAAAGAAACCGCATCTTCTCTCTTGCATAATTAATGTCTGTTCCGCAATCAATCTTTATGAAATAGTGTTTTTCCTGTGCCATTACTCAAAATCTCCTTCCGATTCGTCATCCATGTCCAAGCTATTTGCGATCCATTTCGGCACCGACAGGCTATTGATACCGCTTTTCTCATCCATGTAACCGGGCCAAACATCTTTCTCAAGGCATTCCTTGTATTTCTCCAGCAACATCTTCCTGACTTCTGCTCCTGATTTGATGAAATATTCATCAGCTTCAAGGACATTTACCAAGTAAGGTGCCTTTTTCTCCTGTGCAATAAAGATGAATTTGAACGGCTGACCGTATTTATTCTGCAATCCTTCGCAGTAATGGGATGCCTGAATGTCATATCCGAACTTCATCGAATCTCTCATGAAAGCATCGGTTTCCGCATTGGATGTAGTCTTTAAATCCACACACACGTACTGTTCTTTGATCTTGCCGAACGAGTCAGGTCTGCACTTGCATTCAACTCCGCTTTCGGCATCTGTCCAAAAGAAGGACTTCTCATGCTCGCCCTTGATTAAGAGCTTTACAAAAGGTGTGTTATAGAGTGCTATCTGCATCTCAAGCAACTTCTGATAGGTTTCCTCGTTGATAACTTCCTTACCTTCAGCCTGTTCCAAGAATTTTGCGTATGCTTCTTTACCTTCTTTTGTACGTCTGTCAAACTTCGGACTTACGATAAACTCCTTGTCGAAGTCATCAGGCTCAAGCATCAGCTTGTGATATGCTCTCCCGAACTGAAGTGCTTCACTATCAGAATCTTCGGGATGATCCTTTTCGTATTTCCATGTTGCCATTGATTTGACCATCTTCTTGAGGTCACTCGCAGATATACCGGGTTTCTTGCGATATTCTGCATTACTGATTGATTCCATAAGCATTTCTCCTTTACTTTTTATGATTGTGTACGTTGTATACCTTGCTCTTACATTTGACTTGCCGTGTTCGTCTAACCGCTTGAAGGTGATAAAGGTCAATCTCCTTATATTTGTCACGCTCGGTTTTCACTTTTGCCTTGCGTTCTTCATATTCGGCTTTAGCTTCGACATACTTTTCGCAAGTATCGTGACAAGCTGGATAACGATCCTGACATTCAAAACAAACATTCCTTATTCCGCTACCTGAATCTCTAAATCCCATTAGCAACCTTCCCTTGCCATTCTCTCGGAAACGTAGTTCTTATGAAGTGATAACCACTCTTCTGCGCAATCTTCGCAAAGGATCTCGTCATCGAGTTCGTAGTAATCGTCACCTTCGTAGAGTTCCTCTTCACATTTGGAACACTTGCATTTTGTTTCCGGCTCGTCAGGTGGTGTTGTTTTCCAAGTATCGTATGCTGGGCCTTCAAGCCATGTTATTCCGTTCATTCTTTACTCCTTTCTGTAATATCAGGACCTTTCTCTTATCTCGCAGATAGGCTCCGAAACATTTACCACAAATGAAATCCTTGTTGTATGCGACACCATCTTTTTTGATGGGTTTTCCGCACCAAGCACACAAGGTTACATCAGAACTTGTATCCTTCATCTTCTTCCTCTCCTATGTATTCCAATAATTTTGTGAGGAACTGTTTTTCTCCGAATGTTCCGTCAAGACCCTGAAGATATCCGCAATAATGATTGTGCTTATAGACGTTGTTTAGATCCTTTTGAACGTAGTCGATTTCTTTCTGAATGTATGCGAGTCTGTTCGTTAACTTCTGTCTTATTTCCTCAATAGTTACGTTTGCCATTAGTTTCTCTCCCCTTTCCTAACTCCGTACCAAGCTAACACCTGATATGCTAAAAACGGTTGTTTCTCAAGTATTGCCGATAACGTGATTGCCATTTCCTTCTTGTCCATGTTCAAGACAAGTCTGTAAAGTTCCGATAAGTGCCGTTCTTCTGCTTCTTCTAACCGATTCATATCGAATGTCGAGTCATGTAGTAAAACATCGTCATCGACTATCCAATTAACCCGGTCAATTACCTCGTTCTCGATAAATCCACCATCGTCATTCATCTTTTAACGTGTAGCTCACAAGAATGAGTCCGAAACCGATTGCAAAAACAATGGTTGATATTAGAAAACTACCTCTGCCCGATGTAATATGTTCTGCTAAACCAGCACCCCCAATTAGCAAGGCAATCAAGCCGACCCCATAACATTTATTACTCCGCTTCATGTGAGACATTCCCCCTTTCTTTAAATTTTGCTCACGTACAAAATCTCTTCATCCGGCACGTTCAGGTAATCGTAGATTGTCAACATATCTGCATAAGTGAATGCGTTGTGCTTGATCTTGTAACTCAAGGCTGGTTGCGTGATGTTTAACTCTTCTGCTAAATCAATCATCCGTTTCCCAGCTTGACGTAACCATTTGACTACCCAATTCCCGATGTCATTTGCACGGTATTCCTTTTTGTTGATGATTACTTTTGGCATCGCTCTTCCCTTTGATTGTTCACTATTTTGTGACCTTTAGTCCAAAAAAATTTTGCAGACTTTAGAGTCTGACCAATTAAATAGTTCCCGAAGAATCTTTGCTTCTTTGAGAGTAAAAGGAACAATACCATTTCGCTTTTTACTGTATGCCTGTGGAGAAATGCCCAATTTATCAACGATAAATCCCGGCCTTAAACCACTTTTTTCGATTTCTTCATCAAACAATGGCTTGTTCATCAGCATCACTCCTTTCTGTATATTGTATGTTCACTATTTCGTGACCCCTATATTTTGCATTATACACAACGTCAATAAAATGTCAACAAGAAATTTAATTTTTTATGACGATATGTTGAAAAGTGCGAAATTATGCCATATACTATGCTTGAAAGGGGTGAGATATATGACGGTTGGTGAAAGAATCAAAGAAAGACGTATTGCATTAGGTTGGACACAAGAGGAATTAGCCGAAAAAATGGGTTATAAAGGCAGAACTTCCGTATGTGTCGCTGAAAACAAGGATGATAATGTCACTATAACTAAAATTTCTAAATTCGCAAAAGCCTTGGGTTGCACAACGGCATACCTTATGGGAATGGAAGATATAAACGGCAATCCTATTCCGCAAAACTATCCTGACATCAAGATTCCTATTTCTGCCTACCGAACGGAGTTTGTTGAAGAAGCAATCGCAGTTTATCGGGATATTCAGCAATTAACTCCTGATCGCAAGAAGGCTTTGCAAGAATATTTACAATATCTGAAATCTCAATCCTGACATCATCGCTCACACTTGCATATATCTCAAAAAACTCATTGAAACTCATAGCTACGCTCCTTTCTTGCCGTGATTGTAACATCAGGATTTACACAATTAATAGTGCCACTTATGGTGTCTCATAAAAAGGACAGGAGAGAATACATGACAAATACAAGGGATGTAATAATCAAACTCAAGGAAGTCAAGAAGGAAAAAGGACTTTCGCTGGATAAGATACTTATAATGGTTGAAAACAATGGTGAGTACATCTCCAAGAGTACTCTCGCAAGGGTATTTTCCGATGGCTCTGAAGATAAATCATTCAAGTATGAAGAAACCATCAGGCCGATAGCCAATGCTCTGCTCGATATAGAGAACGATGAGGATGATGATGATGCCGAAACTTTGGCTTTCAAATCAATCCTTAAACTCAAGATGCGTGTCATAGATGAGAATTCAAAAAAGATAGAAGAACTTCAGGACCAAGTAAAGGAAACCGCAAACAAGGAGAAAGCAAAGTATCATGAGAAGTTATCTGCCGAATTATCCAAGATGCAGAAAAGCCTTGATTTTGCCATGAAGCAGATTGAACTTAAAGATAAACGCATAGATCAACTCATGAATGCGAATGACAGATTATCCGTCACAAATGACCGCTTGATTAACCAGCTTATGGATTGCCCATTGAGAAAGGATTGCAACAATGAAAGCCGTTAAACTACCTTCGGGATCTTACCGGGTGCAGAAATCAGTTGATGGGGTACGTTATAGTATCACATTTGACCACAAACCTTCAAACAAAGAAATCACGATTGCCATTGCTCAAATCATGGAAGATTCAAGTAAGGGGGAAAAAGGCTCTTTTGAATTGTTCGCAAACAAATACATCGACAACAGGAGCAATGTAGTTAGTCCGGCAACAACGAGAACATATCAAACCAAACTGAAGCAAATCTCTAAAGAATTTAAAACTTTAAAGCTATACGAAATCACTAATGAGTCTGTTCAGGTGGAGATTAATAAATTTTCTGTAGATCATGCTCCCAAGACCGTCAAAACCACTTATGGCTTTATAGCATCCGTATTAGGGGAATACAGACCGAATATGTCTTTAAAGGTAAAACTACCACAAGCAATCAAAAAAGACGAATATGAGCCTACTACGGAAGATATTAAACGTATTCTAAAAGATGCAGAAGGTACACCCTACCATATTGCCTACCAGCTTGGTGTTATGGGAATGCGTAGGGGAGAAATCTGCGCTTGTTTAATCGAAGATTTAAAGGGTAACGAATTATGGATTCATCGGTCAAAAGTTTATATTGACAATGAATGGATCGTAAAAGAATCACCCAAGACAGATGCTTCAAACAGGAAATTACCTTTGCCGGAATCTCTTGCTGATGAAATCAGAGAGTCAGGTGCCATATTTGATGGTCATCCCAATGCACTCAACAAAGCTATTCATCGTGCGCAGAAGAGATTGGGCATACCTGAATTCAAATTTCATGCGTTACGTTCTTATTTTGCAAGTTATGCAAGTTCCATGAACATCCCTGAAGCTGACATTTTAGCTATCGGTGGATGGTCTACCCCTTCAATAATGCGGTCTGTGTATCGCAAGTCTATGGAAGAGTCCAAACGAGAATCCTTTAAGAAAATAGCAGATAGTTTATTTTAATTTCACACGGATTTGCACACGGATTCGTGTGCATTTTCGTGTGCAGTTTCGAAAAAAAGAGCCTTTATTCCGCATAAATACGTCTTATAAAAACTGCACACGAACGGATAAAAAAATCCGCAAAGCCTTGATTTTACTGACTTTGCGGACGCAGGGGATGAGAGAATCGAACTCTAATCGTACATCCCTAAACCTCTTTATTTATCAATGTTTTCTCATTTTCGTGTGTAATTTCGTGTGCAGTTTTTGGAAGTTTCTGCTCTTCTCTCTCCGAAACACCTGATAATGCGAATAAAACCTCTAAATATTGTAATCTATCTTCATCTGTCATGGCAAATATCTCCTTTCCTTTTGATGACCTTATCGTATCATCTCTGAAAAGCGATTTGTAGTGTTTTACGTGACATCTCACGCATGAAACAAGGGGCCATATTTCAGGCCCCCATAATTACATGGTCTGCATTTGCTTTATCCAAGCGGTTTTCTCTACAAAATCTACGTGCGAGCGATCCCAAGCATCCATCATATTCTGCGGTATGTCAGGATAAACAGACTTTAACTGTTGTATGTCCTGAACTGCAAATTCGTGCAGATTCATAGCATGACCTAACTCCTGAATCGACATCTCCTTGTACTTGTTGTACCGGGTAGAGTTTCCCATAGCCTTATACTCAAGTGCAGTTTCTATGTAGTGTTTGGCACCATCAAGCTCTTCAGCTATCTCATCAACGTACTTCTTTATTTTAGTCATGGCCCACTCCTTATACAACCCCTGTGGGTACGAAGCTACCTAACTGTGACAGAAGATACTGACTCTGCTGGGCATTAACCGCAACATTCTGTGCATTCTGAAGCTGAATCTGTGTGTCCTGAAGTCTGTTCTCAAGTAATGTGGTCTTAATATCGCAACAACAACGATCCATACGATAACCAAGCTCGGAGAGATTCTGATTAACCGATGCAAAACCCATTGCGATTGCCTGATTTGTGGAGTTAAATCCCTGTATGGCATTGATGAGGTTACTATTGTTTTGATTCATCATAGCCAAGCTCTGCTGGTTAATCAACTGACTTGTTTCATAGTTGTTGTTATTCGATGAGACGAGTGCGGAATTAAGCGAGTTCTGTAAGCTCTGATTGTTAATGATCGAATTCACATCCGCTATTGTAGCAAATCCAGCCGTTGTCGCATTGTTTCCGTAACCACCGAAGCCACCCATTCCGAAGAGTACAACGAGTATCACAAGTACAAACATCCATCCACCACCAAATGACGTTTCGTTCATAGCATTTTCTCCTTTCGTAAGATTTTATTTATGTGAATTTGCAAATTCCTGTATCTTTCCGGCTAACTCATTCATGTTGATGCCGTTCTTATCACACAAGGCTTTTGCCGTACCTTCAAGGTTATCAAGGTCTAAACCCTGAAGTTTCGGATTGGTGTTGGCTAAATTCTTGATGAAAGTCTGCGGATCTTCCCCACGCATCATGGCCCCTAAAGCCGACATAACGATATTGTTGTTGCCCAACATCTGAAGCATATTCATACAATTAACCCCCTTTAATCGAAATCATCCTTGTAAAAGCACTCTCCTGAACTGATAGCATCCACTACGGCACATATCACGGTGAATATATCAGCAAGGGGAATACATCTCACTTCTTCGCTTTGTATGACTTTTTCGAATAGTTTAAGTATGTCCATGCCTTAATTATGGGCAAAAAAATAAGACCTCACCATGCACATAAAGTACACGATAAGGTCTTAAAAAGTGTATCAAAAGTTACCGCACCCGGTTAATCTTGCGGTTTACCTTTTGGCTTATCCGCTTGATTCCTTCCACCGACATATTAAGTTGTTCTGCTATCTCTTCAATAGCAAATCCCTGACTCCGTAGTTCAAATACGGCTTTCTCGTTGTTTACAAAGTTGCAACAAGCACGAAAATAATCAAGTTCAGGTACAGTAAAATCAGATACTATCATTATAAATACTTCCTCTCATGCTGATAATATCATCATCTATGAGAAGAAAATAGTGTTTTGCACGGATATTCATGCGTGACACATTAATAAACGTATGTCATCTTACTGTTTTTGCCACATATCCAGCCTGAAGGTATCTCAAGCCATGTTGCACTCTTGGTAGTATCAATGCCTTTTACAGTAACCCTTGTACCACTTTTAAGGATTGCTTTGCCCCAATCATCAGGAAATCCATGTTCTTGAGCATTCTCTGTGATGTCATTGTAGTTCATCTTCTCCCCATTTGGAGATTTTCTGATATACAAGTCCTGATGCGTGGTATAAGTCTGTCCTATCAACCATTGAGACGTAGGTTGTGAATTGTTGGGTGCTTCATTGAGTGCTTCGTACACTTCCTTCAGATGGCTTTTACATCTATCCCCATAACCGGGATTGCTATTCCATCCGCAAGGACCAATTTTATCCAAGAATTCTGCATCGGTAGTACAGTTCCTCAATGATTGATAACGAGGATATGACAAGAATACAAAATAGCCATCGCATCCATCTTCCATTGACGTATATACTCGGTACACGGCTGGATCGTTACCAGCTTTGTTGTTCATGGCAACTGTCTGCCCCTTATATGATTTTCCAGCTTTCATACCCCAATAGTTGTAGTATTTGGTAGCAAGACCGCTATTCCAACCTTCCTGAATCGATTGTGCTATCATGCCACAAGCTACGTTATGATAGCCGTGTTGTGCGCACATCGGAACAAGAATACTGTGCATCTTTCTGATAAATTCAGTTTTCGTCATCCTGTTCACTCCCCTTGTTGTACTGAATGCTGGATATGCCAAGTAAGGCACCCAACAGAACTGCAACACAAGTTATGGTCTGTGCAATCATAGATCCCAAGTCTGCCCATCCCCATATACGGCTAATGCAGACGATAAATGTAGATACGGCTGGTAAGCACACGATAGCAATCCACTTGAGCCAATCAAACCACACATCAGGAATAAGAGTCTTTTTCATAGTTTCATCTCCCTTCACTTTTAAGGTCTTTAATATCATTTTCACAATTTGTTATCCGTTGCTCCAAAACAGGGATTTTAACTGCGAAATCGTTATGCTTTCTAACCTCTGCCGTGAGATTCTCAAGTTTCGTCTCTGTTACCGCTTGGTGTACTTCAAGCTGGTGTTCCACCTTACGATTGCTTGACACATTCGTAATGATAATTCCGGCAAGGCTTAATCCCCCTGTTATGATAGATACCCAAATTGATGAATCCATGTTCGTTCTCTCCCCAAAAGAAAAAGCACCCGGTAAAAACCGAATGCTTTTTTCAACCATATAAAGTTATTAAATTACATATTTTCTATGAGATAATGCGACATCTTCTTGGGATGTTTCCGCATATATCTGCGTTGTGTTGACACTCGCATGACCTAACATCTTCTGTACTTGCGTGATTGACATTCCGTTCTGCAAGGCTAATGTAGCCGAAGTATGTCGGAGTATGTGCGGTGTCAGTTTGTAGCCAAGCTCAATGGCTATCATGTTCAGGAAGTTTTCTATGCTTCTTGCTGATAACTGACCGTAAGGTTTTCGGATTGAAGTGAAGATGTAAGGTGAATCTCCCTTGCGGTCTTTCATGTACTCGTTTAGGCTTATTTGTGCGTTCGTATTCAAGTAAACCGTGTTGTGTTTCTTGCCTTTACCGATTATCTCAACTGAATTATTCTCGGTGTCTAAATCGGATATCTGCATATTGATTAGTTCAGTTACACGGCATCCTGTCGAATACAGAACATCGACAATAGCCAATTCTCTTGGTGTCTTACAGGCTCTTCTTACTCGTTCAAGCTGGAATCTCGTCAACGGATGTCTCGGCTCAACCTCATGCTTAATCTCTTTGATGTTTCTACATGGGTTTTTCGTGATGTACTCTTCATTCAGGCACCATTCAAAGAAGGTATTTAGGATCTGCCGATACTTATCAAGTGACCTATCGGAAATGCCGTTCTTCATTTGATAGTTGGCAAGGAACAATCTAATTTCGTTTGTAGATATCTCTTGTGGTGTTGTCCTGACTTCACTAAAGAATATCTTCAGGATGCCACTATAATTGTCGATTGTGTTCCTTGATGCCCCTTCCAGCTTTTTCGATGCCAAGTATAACTTTACTATCTTCGTTATCTCGTCATCAACTACCGCTAAAGAGGTTTCTTTTTCCGTGATCGAATAGTCAGCAGATACCTTGTCGAGCGCACCCAAAATCATTTCAAGAGTGCCGGAATCGAAATGAGACTCTAACTCCAGCATAAGCGAATTACGCAAATGCTCATACATATTCCCACCCCCTTCTCCTATGTTTGATTGGGAGTAAAGAATACCTCTTGTTCATGTAAATGTCAACAACGGACACTATTTTGTCAACTTATGAGCTAATTTTTTTATTGCGGATTCGTTACATACCATCATCTGCCCCTATAACAAACGGCAATTCATTTATGGTTTTAACAAGCAATTCATAATTGAATGGTCGCTCATCTACGGGAAGAGAATTATTTTGGTCAATATCCAAGCAATTATCTAATGTCCGTAATACATCATCAAGTTTTACATACTTGTCCATTATAATACCCACCTTTCGAGGATATTATACCATATTTACTGTTTCGCTTACGTTTCATTATATAAATCGGTATTCTAAACCATTGAACTACACACATTTTCTGTCAGTTTTATGCCCGACAAGGAATTGAACCTTGTATCTCCGATTTATAAGGACTGATTGCTTTTATATTATATCATATTCCGTGATATAATAAAAGGTTAAGTTATTTCGCTTTCGTTACA